AAGCTCCTGTTACTAAAAAGACAGGTCTTTCTCCTAGACAAAAAGCAAGAAGAAAATCTTTTTGTGCAAGGATGTCAAAGGTAAAAGGACCATTAAAGAAAGATGGCAAGTTAACTCGTAAAGCCCTTGCACTACGCAAGTGGAATTGCGGATCAGTATAAATTAACAAAACGAAAATCTTAATATCAAAAGTGCCTGATGCGTCAGATACCACTTGAGAGAACAGACAGTAGTGAAGTTAGTTTCTCAAATTATTCAAACAACTTAAAGGATTTTTATTATGGCTAACGCCACAGTATCTCGCCTTGGTTTGGTGGACAATACAGGAACAAACTTTAACGAGTTGTTCCTTAAAGTGTTTAGCGGAGAGGTTCTTACAGCCTTTGCTCGTAACAACATTTTCAATGAGCAACTACATTCTGTTCGCACCATAACCTCTGGCAAATCAGCACAGTTCCCTGTAACAGGAACAGCAACTGCTGCGTATCATACTCCTGGAACCCCATTAGTAGGTGCTAACCAAATCAGACATGGTGAGCGTATCGTGTCTATTGACGACCTGTTAATATCACAGGCTTTCGTCAGCAATTTGGATGAGCTTAAGAATCACTATGACGTAAGGGCAACTTACGCTGATGAGTTAGGTAAGGCACTTGCTAAAACATACGATCAAAACGTAGCGAAGGTAATTGCAAATGCGTCAAGAGCATCTTCAACACTTACAGGTATCGCAGGTGGACTTACCTTAACTCTTGGTTCTGGTAATACAGCTTCAGCTAACGTATCTGGTGATGAGATAGCAGCAGCTATCTATGACATTGCACAGACATTTGACGAGCGTGACATTCCTCCTACAGACAGATTCTGCGTATTACCACCTGCTGAGTATTACAAACTTGCTGAGTCTGCTACAAGAACTGTAGACGTTGACTTCAACCCAGGTGGAAATGGTTCGTTTGCATCAGGTCGTGTACAAATGATTGCAGGTATTCCTGTAATGATGAGTAACAACATACCTCAATCAAACGTATCTTCTAACCCAAGTGGAGCTAACAACACCTACTCAGGTGACGATAGTAAAACTATTGGATTAGTCTTCCATAAGTCTGCTGTTGGTACAGTAAAACTCATGGACATGACAACTGAGATCTCAGGCCAGGACTACGGTATTATGTACCAAGGTACATTGCTCGTAGCGAAGTACGCACTCGGGCATGGAATCCTCAGACCAGAGTGTGCAGCAACTATCAAGCTATCTGCTTCCTAACTTACTTGCAAGAGTACTCAGCAATGGGTACTCTTCTTTTATTACCAAAAAAAATCATGGGTTATCACACTAAAAGTACTAAAAAATCAACTACTAAAAAAAGTAGCAAAGGTACTAAAAAAGGATATTAATTATGGACAGTAATAGAGATTCTTTAAAGATTAAAAAATCTAAAAAGAAAAAACTAAAACCTCATGAAATGTTTCAAAAATTTCTAAGAAAAAAGTATGATGATGAAAAAGAAGTAAGCAAATTTGGCATCATTTCTAAGGGCAGAAAAGCTAGAGATGAAGCTTTGAAAAAATTAAATCAGTATTAAATTATGTCTATTGCTGCAACCTCTGAACTAGAAAGCGTCAACATAATGTTGGCTGCCATAGGTGAATCTCCTATAAACACATTAACTGGTCTTTTACCTGTTGATGCTCGTTTAGCACAATCTACTTTAGCTGAAGTTAACAAAGGGGTGCAAAGCGAAGGCTGGTCTTTTAATACAGAAATAGACGTTACCTTTACTAAAGACAGTACAACCAAAGAAATAGCAATAGCTACTGATATTTTAAGAATAGATCCTAATATTCATCAACACCCTTCAGTTGATGCAATACAACGTGGATTAAAAATGTATGACAGATTAAATAATACGTATGAATTTGATGAAGATCTTATTTGTACAGTTGTATATTTTCGACCTTTTACTGAGATACCAGAACCAGCAAGATATTATATAACAATAAAAGCTGCTCGAATATTTGTTGACCGATTAGTAAGTGATCAAGGATTAAGAACATTTACAGAACAAGATGAGTTAAGAGCAAGATCAGTTCTTATGGAGACTGATTTAGCAAATGCTGATCATAATATATTAAGAGGTGATCCATCATTAACAAGTGTTTTTGATACCTATTCACCAGCAAACGCACTAATTAGATAGTTATGGCACTTGTATCAAGAGCAATTCCAACATTGCTTAGAGGAGTATCACAGGCTGCTGATTCTACAAAACAAGCAGACCATGCTGATATTCAAGACAATGCAAATAGTGATCCTGTCTTAGGACTTGCAAAGCGTTCTGGTACACAATTTATAGCCAACTTAATAACAAGTGGATTACCTATTGGTAATGCTCATGTCAAAATTATTAATAGAGATGCAACAGAAAGATATGTAGCTATATTTTTTGCAAATGATGTAAGAGTATTTGAATTAGATGGTACAGAAAAAACAGTAAACAAACCTGATGGTGTTGGTTATTTATCTTGCAGCGATCCACGATTACAAATAAAAACAATAACCATTGCTGATTTTACTTTTGTTGTTAATACAACTGTTACTACAGCTATGGATTCAACATTGTCATCAGGGGGTATTACACAAGCAATAGTATTTTTTAATCAAGTAACTGATGCTACTGTCTATTCTGTAACAGTAGATGGAGTTACTGCTACAAAAGACACATCATCAGATAACCCATTAAGTACAAGCACTGTTGCAACATCTATACAATCAAGTCTTCAATCAAGTCTGACAGGTTTTACGATTGCAAGAAATGGTCCTGTCCTACATATAAAAAAGAATGATAATTCTAATTTCTCAATAGATTCATCTGACACACAAGGTAATAGTCAAATAACTACAGTTAAAAATTCTGTACAGCAATTTTCTGATCTACCAACAGTCTCTCCTAACGGAATGGTTGTAGAAGTAAAAGGAGATGAATCAACTAATTTTGATAATTATTACGTTAAATTTGTAACGAATAATGGAGGTGCTTTTGAAGAAGGACAGTGGGAAGAATCAGTAGAAGCTGGCATACCTTTTAAATTTAATTACGACACAATGCCACATGTTTTAATAAGACAAGCTGATGGTAATTTTAGATTTGCAAGGGTAGATGGTGATAGTTATAACGTAACTATTGGGGGTTCAACAACTTCATATACATTACCAAAATGGGGAGAAAGAACAGTTGGTGATTTAGATTCAGCCCCAGACCCCTCTTTTATCGGGTCAACAATGAATAATGTGTTTTTCTTTAGAAATAGATTAGGATTTTTAGCTGATGATAATGTAATTCTTTCAAGAGTTTCTGAATTTTTTAATTTTTTCCCAGAAACAGTTTTGTCTGTTATAGATAGTGATCCTATTGATGTAGCTGCATCTCATACAAAAGTTGCTATTCTTAAAAACGCAGTAAACATGGGTGAGAAATTAATCTTATTTTCTGATCAAACGCAATTTAACCTTACGTCTTCATCTGACTCGTTAACACCTAAAACAGCTAACGTAATTGTTACAACTGAATTTGAATCAACAGACCAAGCTGCTCCTGTAGGTTCTGGTAGTTCTATTTACTATCTTACAAAGAAAGGAAACTTTGCTGGTGTGAGGGAATACATATCACAACAAGGCATAGAAGTAAGAGATGCTTCTAATATCACAATTCATATTCCAAGATTAATACCAAATGATATTTTTAAGGTTGCGGTATCAACCAACGAAGATGTATTGGTTTTAGTGGGGGCAACTAACCCTAATGTTTTGTACGTCAATAGATGGCTATATGGTTCTAGGTCAGAGAAAATATTAAATTCTTGGTTTACTTATACATTTAATTCAAAAAAAGCAATTAAAAATATAGAGTTTATTGGGACTGATTTATTTATTGTTACTGATGATATTAACGAAGATATAGCAAGAGTTACTTTAGAAAAAATGCCATTTGCTTCTGATTTTAAAGAACCTAATGCCTCATTTGAATATCATTTAGATCATAAAGTTACAGAGGCGACATCAGGTGTTTCTGTTGCTTATAATTCTGCTACAGATGTTAGTACTTTTACTGTCCCATATAAATTAAATGCTGCAATGCAAGTAGTAGGTAGATATTTAGCAGCAGGTGAAACAAGTACTTATGTTGATACTCAAGGTAATACACAACCATTTAAGCCAGGACAAGTTGTAAATTCTACTAACCTTACAAACAATACTACAAGTACAATTACAGCTAGCGGAGATTACAGAAATAGTAAATTTATTATTGGTGAACCTTTTGAAATGCACTATAGATTTTCATCGCAACGTCTTACAGAATCATCAGGAGGACAAAAAAGTGGTGAAATCATTAGTGGTCGTTTACAGCTAAAACATTTTTATATTAAATTTGAGGACTCTGGATTTTTTAAAGTAGAAGTAACTCCTGATAATAATACAACTTCTATACATAAATTTACTGGTCGTTTTCTTGGTGCTTCATCTTCTGCTATTGGTCAGATAAATCTTGAAACAGGTACATTCAAAGTTCCTATCATGAGCAGAGCAGATAGAGTTACTATTGATGTAAAAAATGACAGTTTCTTGCCAACAATATTATCAAGTGCTGAATATGAAGCTATGTTCCATATGAGGTCAAGACGTATTTAATGGGGTATTTAAGAAAATCAAAATTAAGTGATCTTAATCATGTTGCAAAAAACATGAGAACTATGGATAAAATGGAAGCCTATTATCAAACAGGAAAACAACCAGAAGAAGCATTGAAGTTATCTTATTTATATGGTCAAACAAACATGGCTATAGCTGATGATAATGACAATCCTATAGGCTTATGTGGTGTTATTTCTGATGGATGTATATGGATGGTAGCAACTGATGAGTTGTTTATTAATAAAAAATATAAAATACAATTAATTAGAGAAGGTAGAAAATGGGTAGATAGCCTATTGAAAAATTATAAAATGCTATACAATATGGTATATGCAGAAAACCATTCTGCTATAAAATGGTTAAAAGCTCTTGGGTTTACTTTTATTAGCTATCACGAGGAATACGGACAGGAAAGTAAGCCATTCTATGAATTCTTGAGGATCTCTTAAATGTGTGTCGCAGCAATACCAGCTATAGGAGGATTGGCATCAGGAGCACAATCGGGATTATTTCTTGCAAGTTTAGGAATACAAGGAGCACAGATGATACAAAAAAATAGAGCAGCTAGACAAGCTGCTAACTATCAATACGAAGCAGCTAGAAGATCAGCAGAATCAGCAGAAAGAGCATTTGCACAACAACAAGAAGGGTTGGCAGCAAATTTAAAAGAAACAAGAGCAGCTAAAGCACAAGAAAGATTAGCAGCAACTATACAAGGACAACAAGCTAGAGGATCTATTGCAGCTACAGAAGGATTAAGTGGTCGTACTGCACAGCTATTATCAATGGATGCTGGAAGACAATCAGCCAATTTAAGAAATCGTATAAACCAAACAATGCAATCAGCAGAGGGTCAATACAGGAGAAATGCTCTTGGTCTTGCAGCACAAAGAGACAGCAGATTAAATGCTGCAACAGATATGCAAAATCAAGCTTATGCAACTGCTAGAGCAAATACAAGTAGTATCTTTGATTTCTTAGGTGCTGGTGCTCAATCCTACACGAATTTATTAGGTAATCCAGCTTTTTCATAACATATGACTTCTAGTTACCAAAGTACTTCTTTTCAATCTTCAGCAAGACCTGTTGATACCTTTGTTAGGCAAAGCACTGTACCTTTAATAGAAGAAGATGGCTTTAGTCAGCTAACAAAAGCCTTGTCAGCAGTAAATCCAGTGCTTGACTTTTATATGAAAAAGACTATTGAAGACGAACAAGCAGAAGGTATGGATATTGCTTTAGAAGAAGCAAAAACTGGTTTAAGAAAAGTTGTAACAGATGTTAGAAAAAAAAATGGAGATGAGGCAGCAAGGCAATTAGTCGGTGGTAGTATTTTTGCGGATAGAGCTTATCAAAAAACTAAAGCAAATTTATTAGGAGGTAGTGCTTCTAGAAATATACAAACTCTGTATGAAACATATACAGTGCCACAAATGAAGAATGGAGAAGAAATTCAAGTACCTATTTATAACTTTTCAGTAGATTCAGATGAATATCAACAATTTTTACAAGAAGCATCAAGAGTAGATGAGTCAGCTTTACAAGGAATAAACAGTAGATATGTTAATGAATTTTATTTTCCTCAACAACAGAAAGCTATATCATCAATAACAAGTAAACATATTAAACAAAATAATGAATACAAATATGAAAGAACCAAAAACCTAGCATTGCCTACAGTATTCGATAATTTACAGCCATACATTAATGGAGAGAAGGATGAATCTTTGCAAAAAGTTAATGATTATATTGAGGAAAATGTAATTTTAGGATTGCCAGGTGATAAACAATTAAAATTTTTTAATACATTATTAGATGTTGGTGAAAGTGCTATTTCAAGGCAGTATTCTATAACAGGTAAAACATCTGATATTGATACAGCTATTGAATATTTAGGTAATTTTAATTATGGGCCTGGTGGAACTACAAAACTTAAAAGTCATCCAGAGTTTGAAACAAAATTCTTAAAGTTAAAAAATGATTTAAATGATCAAAAAGATAAAGATCAAAAAAGACAACTAGAAAAAATTCAAGCTGTTGAAAACAAAACAATAGAAACAATTATACAAAAATACCCTGACGATCCAGCAGCAGCAGAAGCTCTACTAAATGCTTTTCCTTTTAGGAAGACTAAGGTTTTAGAAACTATAGAAATATTTGAAACTGACAGATCATCACGTTATAGAGAATTGCAATTAGATGTTGGTGCAGGTTTGTATTCAAGTAGACCTGACGAAGCTCAAGAAGAACTAAGGCGAATTTATGAAAGTCATGGTGGATCTGCTACCGATGAAGATGATACAAATTACAGACAAACATTCTCCATTATACAAAATTATAAAAAAGCTCAAACAGTAAACTTTACGTCAAGAACTACTAAAACAATGTCTGCTGGAAATCGTAGGGCAGGTGCAAAAGTTGATGCAAATGGTTTTGCTTATTATCCAGAAGAAATACAAGAAAGAGCTTCTGCTGTTGAAGAGTTAAATCTTGAATTTAGTAGAGATGTTACTGATCAAATAGACAATGCAATAGGACTATCAAACACTGAAAAAGAACAGTTATATAGACAATTAGAAGATGCTTACTACAGAGAAATAGACGTTTTAGTTGCAGGTGGAGAAGAAGAATTTAAAAAACGCCAAGAGATACAAGCTTTAGTAGATGACTCAGGTTTTACTACAGAGCAAGTAGAGTTGTTCTTAAGTGGTGAGGGTAATGAAAGAACTTTTGAACCAACTACTTCTGATGTAGAACCAACAGAAAATGAAACCATAAATGAACCTGGTGGTACAAATAGAAGTTTTTTGAATTTTTTTAGAAAAACTAATCAATCAAGTAATATTCTTAACAACATTGGTGACATTGCAAATCAAATTATTTCTCCCCCTGTATCAGCAGAGCCTTTAACAGATCAACCTTTTCCTGATTTTGGAGGATTAGCAGAATTAGTAAGAGGTGGAGAATCAGCAGGTAGTGGTTTGTATAACGCATATAATGGTGGTACAACTGACTCAGCAGGGGAAATGGATATAACAAGCAAGACAATAGCAGAGATGGAGCAAATGCAAGCTAATGATGAAGTGTTTGCTGTAGGTGCTTATCAATTTACTCCTGGTGTTTTAAGGGAAGCAAGAATTTATTCTGGTATTGATAAAGATACTGTTATGACTCCAGCAGTACAAGATAGACTTTTTTGGGGTATGTTGTTAAGTGGTAGAAAACGACCAGCATTATCAGCTTACTTACTTGGGCAAAGTGATGACTTGCAAGCAGCACATGAAGATTTAGCT